CCTAAAAAATGCCCCGGTGGGCCTTTTGGGCAGACTTTTTTGCCCCCGAAAAGTCTCCGGATCTAACTCGGAAGGAGTTGAAACCATGGCTAGTAGGCGAAGAAGTGATCCGGAACCAACGCCAACTCCTCGTCGAAGGGCCACAACTCCTGAGGGACGAGAGAACCAGCTTGTCGCACTAGCTGTGGACCTCGCAGAGAGGCAGTTAAAGGAAGGTACAGCCTCAGCACAAGTGATCAGTCATTTCTTGAAGCTCGGTTCGACTCGAGAGCAGCTTGAACAAGAACGTTTGGCTCACGAGAACATTCTTCTTCAAGCAAAGGCTGAAGCAATCGCCGCATCAAGCCGGATTGAGGAGCTGATCTCTGAGGCCATTAAGGCGATGAGATCCTACACGGGTGAAGAACCTCCTCGAGAAGAGGAAGCGTATGAGGGTTAGAACTTACAGTGAGCTGTCAAGACTTGATGGCATGCTTTCTCGTTTTTCTTACCTAAGACTCAATGGCTATCCTGGGGACAAGACTTTCGGCTTCGATCGTTGGATCAACCAGGCGTTCTATCACTCGCACCAATGGGGTCGTATTCGTCAACACGTAATCGCTCGAGATCTAGGTTGTGATTTGGGTGTCGAGGGTTTCGAGATTCATAGCCGACTCTACATCCACCACATGAACCCGATGACAAGAGCCGACATCGTTGATGGAGATGACTCAATTCTTGATCCAGAGTTTCTAATCACTACTACTCATGGAACTCACAACGCAATCCACTATGGTGACGAAAGTCAAGTTCCTCGAATCTTCACTCCGAGAACTCGTGGCGATACCAGACTGTGGTAGAAGGGAACTGTAATGCGTGCAACGAACATGCAGGCTTTGACCAACGACCTGAAGAATCGGTACCCCGGTGTTGTCGTCTACGGGATTGGCGACGACGATCACAAACTCGTCTACTCAGACCACAACGAAGATGACACACCTGGTTCTCGTGCATCCCAGTCCGATTCAGATGATGTTCCTGAGCATCGTGCTATTGATGTCATGTTGGGCCCGGTGTTCACCAAGGCCGAAGCTGATGCTCTTGTCGCTAAGATGGTTGGCGATGCTGCTACGAAGCAGCGTCTGTACTACATCATCTGGAACCATCGCATCTGGTCTCGTTCGAACAGCTGGAACGCTGCGGCCTACGAGGGCAGTAACCCTCACACCGATCATCCTCATTTCTCCGGCTGGGCGGCTGACGACGAGAATGCTTCTAGCTGGCCGGTCGTCTTCTCTGCTTCAGGATCCGGCCCTACGCCGCCTCGTCTTCATCGTCAATGGCCTCTCTACATGCCGAGCAATCACTACTTCGGCTTGATCACCGGCCCCAACGCATCCCACGGTGGTTACTACGCCAGCGAACGCCCAGATGTTTCGGCAATCCAATCGAGGCTCAACGCACTGGGCTTCAGCGTTGGAACTGCCGACGGGATCTTCGGGCCAAGGACTAAGTCGGGCGTATCTGCCTGGCAATCGAAGTACTGGAGCAAGTATACCAGCCGTTACGGCGAGGTATGGAAAGACGACTGGAGTCGTCTCTTCACCTACTAGACCACCGAAGGAGGTGGCCACATGGAGCAAAGCGTCCTCAAGAGCGTCAAGAAGGTTCTCGGGATCGAAACAAGTGACACTTCATTCGATCTCGATATTCTGATTCACATCAACTCCGCCTTTGCCACGCTGAACCAACTCGGCATCGGTCCGGATGATGGATTCGAGATCGAGGATGACTCAGCCGAATGGAGCTCCTTCTACGGCACCGATCCTCGTTACAACGCCATCCGAACTTATGTCTGGCTCAAGGTCAGGATCCTCTTTGATCCTCCACAGACGTCATATGCTGTTGAGGCTTTGAAGGATCAAATCCGAGAACACGAATGGCGACTAAACGCATACAGAGAAACAACCGAATGGATCGATCCTAACCCACCAGAGATTCCCGAAGAGGAGGTATGATGCCTGAACTTACAATCGTCGCCATTCCTTGCCGGGATGACTATGTCTGGAGACTGTCAAGTGAGAAGGTTCCTCATTTGACACTTATGTACCTGGGCGAGGTTGACGAAGAGGATACCGACCAGATCGAGGATTTCCTGGAACATGTTGTAGATACATCCATGTGTCCCTTCGGTCTGGAAGTTGATTATCGTGGGGAGCTTGGTCCGAAGAACGCCGACGTGCTTTTCTTCAAGGAGTACTGCGTTGAAACTCTTGAGGAAGTTCGTTCGTATCTCATGACTGACGAACATATTTTCCGAGCCTACAACGCCACGGATCAGTTCGATGTCTGGGTACCCCATTTGACTATGGGTTATCCTGAGTCTCCCGCACACGAGGACGAGCGTGAGTACCCTGGAACACGATGGGTGAACTTCGACACGGTTGCTCTTTGGACTGGAGACTACAGCGGGTATGAGTATCGTCTTGATTACCCTTACGAGGGACAGATGTACATGAATGACGATACTGAAGGCCTGACCCACTACGGGATCCGAGGAATGAAGTGGGGTATTCGACGTTCTAAGAAGCAGATCGCTGCGTCGACAGATCACCAGGTTGCTGAAGCTGCCAGAGCGAAAGCTCGAAAGGGCGGAGTAAAGACGCTTAGCAACGCCGAACTTAAGACACTCGTTGATCGAATGAATCTTGAGCAACAGTATGCTCGCGTTGTTCCTCCTTCAACTGGTGCAAAGCTCACCAGAGCTGGGGGTAAGTTCGCTGGTGAAGTTCTAGTCGGTGTTGGCAAGCAACAAGCAACCAAGATCGCCAATGACCAAGCAACTAAGCTCATAGCTTCAGCATTTAAGAAGTAAGGAGCATGATGCATATTGTCGGTAGGAAGATCTCTTTATATGCGCATTTAACAGCGCTTCAAGAAGAGCGTGATCGACGGTATGCCGAAGTGGCTGAAGAGCGTGATCGACGGTATGCCGAAGTGGCTATAGAACGAGAAAAGGCTCTAAAGATCAAAGACGAAGCCGATCGAAGAGCCCTTACTTTGGCTGATGAGATTCAAAAGTACAAAGACGAGAAGGCTAACAATCTTCGAACTCAAATCGAAACCGAACGGGGTAGTTACGCTACAAAAGATGATTTGAGTTCTTTGAACAAAGAATTTCAGGCCATGATCAAACCCTTAGCCGAGTTTGTTTCTCGTTCACGTGGAGGAACTGATAAGTGGGGACAGATTGTAATAGGAATCGGACTCATAGGTACGATCTTAACGATCCTTTTTAAGTTTTAGAAGGGAGGGTTGGCAATGGCGTTTTCGAACAGAGCAGTGCCGAAATATTACGGTCAGTTCCGTGATTCGGTTCTGCGCGGTGAGATCCCCGTGAATCGTGAGATCTCTATGGAGATGAACCGCATCGATGCGTTGATTGCCAATCCATCCATCTACTACGATGATCAAGCGGTCGAAGGGTTCGTACGTTACTGTGAAGCAGAGCTCACTCTGACCGATGGCACTGACTTCTACATGCTTCCTACGTTCAAACTCTGGGCTGAACAGATCTTCGGGTGGTACTACTTCGTTCAAAGAAGCGTCTTCGAGCCGGACGGTAAAGGAGGGGGCCGTTTCGTCGAGAAGACAATCAAGATGCGTTTGACCACTAAGCAGTATCTCATCGTGGCTCGAGGCGCAGCCAAGTCCATGTACGCCGAGTGCATCCAGAGCTACTTCCTGAATGTAGACACGTCGACGACCCATCAAGTTACCACGGCTCCGACGATGAAGCAGGCCGATGAGGTCATGCAGCCGTTCAGGACAGCCATAACCCGGTCAAGAGGACCGCTCTTTAGGTTCCTGACTGAGGGAAGCCTGCAAAACACTACGGGTAACAGGGCACTTAGGCAGAAGCTAGTGTCTACTAAGAAGGGGATTGAGAACTTCCTCACCGGTTCTCTCCTCGAAGTTCGACCAATGACTATCGCTAAGCTCCAAGGACTTCGACCAAAAGTCTGTACAATCGACGAATGGTTGTCTGGAGATCTTAGAGAAGATGTTGTTGGAGCTATTGAACAAGGAGCTTCGAAACTCGATGACTGGTTGATTGTTGCCATTAGTTCTGAAGGAACAGTTCGGAATGGTTCTGGTGACACAATCAAAATGGAACTCGCTAAGATCCTTAAAGGTGAGTATCGAGCTCCTCACATCTCGATCTGGCACTACAAGCTTGATGAACTTGAGGAAGTTGCAAATCCGGCCATGTGGCCCAAGGCGCAACCAAATCTTGGCCTAACCGTTTCGTATGAAACGTACCACTTGGATGTTGAAAGAGCTGAGAACGCACCAGCATCTAGAAACGACATCCTTGCGAAGCGGTTTGGTATCCCCATGGAAGGTTACACTTATTTCTTTACCTATGAAGAGACGCTTCCGCATCGTCAGAGAGAATTCTGGGAGATGCCCTGTGCTCTTGGAGCTGACTTATCGCAAGGTGACGATTTCTGTGCATTCACTTTCCTCTTCCCGTTACCCGATGGGACGTTTGGGGTTAAGACTCGAAGTTACATAACTTCTCTCACGTTGAAGAAGCTTCCTGGAGCTATGCGAAGCAAGTACCAGGAGTTTATAGATGAGGGAAGTCTGCATGTCCTTGAGGGAACCATTCTTGACATGATGGAGGTGTACGACGATCTCGAAGCCTTCATTGAAACTTCCAGGTACGACGTTCGTTGTCTAGGGTTCGACCCATACAACGCCAAGGAGTTTGTTACTCGTTGGGAAACGGAGAACGGACCTTTTGGTATAGAGAAGGTAATCCAAGGCGCTCGAACCGAGTCAGTTCCTCTTGGTGAGCTGAAGAACTTGAGTGAACAGCGTCTTCTCTTGTTTGATCAAGCCCTTATGTCATTCGCCATGGGTAATGCAATCACCATGGAGGATACAAACGGGAATCGGAAGCTTCTCAAGAAACGTTACGATGAGAAGATCGACAACGTGGCTGCGATGATGGACGCCTTTGTCGCATACAAAGTCAACAAGGAGGCGTTCGAGTGATATCTTGTCGAACAGGAGGTGTTACATGGATCACCGAGTAAAGCCAAGTTCTCCTGAGGATCTACTAGTTCACTATGGCGTTAGAGGAATGAAGTGGGGTCAGCGCCGAGCTAACCGAAAGGAGATGCGATCTCTCAACAAGGTTTCACGTCAGAAGGATCGTGAAGAAAGGAATCGACAGATCGACACGGCTCGGGGTCGTCTTCACAGTGGAGAACTATCTCGAGACTATGCTTCTGCTAAGTCTGAATACAAGTCTCAGCGTCACGTTGTCGGTCGTCGCGAAGCTGGTAAGGTTCTTAAGGCTAAGCGAGAGAAGCTCGACGCTGAGTACAGGTTGTCCCAAGAGACTAAGCATGGGGCAGAAACTACCGCAGCAGTTCTCGGCACTGTGGGTGGAGTTGTTATTGGAACGGCAGCAGCTGCGGCTCTTACTCGACGCTAGTCCACAGATCATATCCTAGAAACGAACGTCTAAGGAGACTCTTCAATGACATCCCAGATGGTTACTAAGCTGCTTGTTGTGAATGGAGACAATGCTCCAGTAAACCAGCAGTTCCAACAGGTTGCACTCTTCGATTCCGACGGCGATCCGGTGGTTCTTCCGACTAACGTCACGGGTGACGACGTCCCCATGACTGGGTACGAGATCGCTGTTGGTGCGGCTGCTGTTGCTGACACGGACAGTGTGAACGAAGCGGTCGGCAAGGTTGAGTTCCGTCTCGCTGCTTTGGAGACCAGTGAGGCCGGCGAGGTCGACACCGCTGCCGAGGTTCGCGGTACAGTTCTAACCGGCCTTTCTCTTGCTACTGCTACAGATGTTGTCGACACCGACAGCATTCTCGTAGCTATCGGCAAGCTTCAGGCGCAGATCAACGCCCTGTAGTCACCCGGCCGCTTCTTCCTTGGAAGGGAGGTGACACATGGCTATATTCTCGCGTATAACAGCGGCCCTTGTTCATGGGTGGAATGCATTTGTAAACACGAATCGAGAGATCCACTCGGCCGCAGGGGCAGTAAGTTTCGGCAGTAGGCCGGATAGGGTTCGTCTTCGGACGACTAACGAACGTTCGATCATATCTTCGATCTTTACACGCTTAGCAATTGACGCTGCTGGGGCAGAGTTGCGACACGTTCGTCTTGATGATGAAGGTCGTTATTCTGAAGACATCAAAAGTGGATTACAAGATTGTCTGACGGTTGAAGCTAACATCGATCAGGCAGCTCGACACTTCCGTCAGGATGTCTTCATGTCGCTATTCAACATAGGCGTGATTGCTATTGTTCCGGTCGACACAACGTTGGATCCTACAAACGGTGGATTCGACATCAAGACGATGCGGGTTGGGGAGATCGTTGGATGGGAAAAATACCACGTCAGAGTTAACGTTTACAACGAAAGAGAAGGTGCTCGAGAGCAGATCACCCTAGAGAAGAAGTTCGTTGCAATCGTTGAGAATCCTATGTATGCGGTTATGAATGAGCCGAACTCGACTCTTCAACGCCTTATTAGGAAGCTGAACCTCCTTGACGTGGTAGACGAACAATCAAGCTCCGGGAAACTCGATATCATCATCCAATTGCCTTACGCCGTTAAGTCTGAGACCCGACGGCAACAGGCGCAGCAACGTCGAACTGATCTGGAGTTTCAACTCAGTGGTAGTAAGTACGGCATTGCCTATGTAGATGCCACTGAGAAGATTACTCAACTGAATCGCCCGGCCGAGAACAACCTCTTGAAGCAGGTCGAGTATTTGATGGGCATGCTATACGCCCAATTGGGTCTAACGGTAGACGTAATGAACGGCACGGCTGATGAAAAGGCCATGCTTAACTACAACAACCGGACGATTGAACCTCTTGTAACCGCTGTCGTCGAAGCCATGCGTCGCGCATTCCTTACCAAGACTGCACGGTCGCAGAAGCAGACAGTTATGGCGTTCAGAGACCCGTTTAAGCTTGTACCTATCAGTGAGGTAGCCGAGATCGCCGACGTCTTCATCCGAGGAACAATTGCTTCCCCCAATGACATTCGAACTTCTATTGGATGGAAGCCTTCTAAGGATCCAAAGTCTGACGAACTCCGAAACACAAGCATGCCGGAAACTTCACCAGCTCCGTCGGAGCAAACTCTAACGACAGAGAACGAAAAGGAGGGGAACAGTCAAAATGGAAGCTGATTTCAGCGGTTATGCCACTAAGGCTGGTCTCAAGTGCTCCGACGGTCGCATGATCACTGCCGAAGCATTCAAGCACATGGACGGGATGCAGGTTCCGCTCGTCTGGCAGCACGGCCACAATGATCCTGAGAACGTTTTGGGCCACGTGAAGCTCGAAGCGGTTGAAGATGGGGTGCGTTGCCACGCTTTCTTCAATGATTCGCCAAAGGGACAAGCTGCGAAAGCTCTCGTCATCCACAAGGACATCAACGCACTTTCGATCTACGCCAACGGTCTCGTCGAGAAGATGATCGGGAGGGCCAAGCAGGTCCTTCACGGCATCATTCGTGAGGTTAGTCTCGTCCTCTCCGGGGCGAATCCTGGAGCAATCATCGACTACGTCGCTGTTCAACATGGCGATGGAGATCTCGAAGTTCTCGAGGACGAGGCTGTTATCTACACCGGTCTTGCGTTGGAACTCAATCTTGCTCATGCCGAAGACGACTCTGAGGGAAGGACCCTGGAGGACGTTTACAACTCAATGAGCGATGAGCAGAAGGCGGCTTGCCATTACCTGCTCGGAGTCGCTCTCGAGAACGCCGGAATGGCTCAATCCGGAACTGAAGAAGACGAGAAGACCGAAACCACCGAAGACACCGAGGGCGATGCTCTCACCCACCAGGAAGGAAACACCACCGTGTCGAAGAATGTCTTCGAGCAGAAGAACGGCCCGGCGGAGGGTGAGAAGCACACCCTCTCGCACGCTGATGTCATGTCCATCTTCGAGTCGGCGAAGCAGTCCAAGTCTTTCAAGACGGCAGTGCAGGAGTACGCACTGGCTCACGGGATCGACAACATCGAGCTTCTCTTCCCGGAAGCCAAGGCGATCACCGACCGCCCCGAATGGGACAAGCGTCGGACTGAGTGGGTTGCGAGCGTTCTCAACGGAACCCACAAGACTCCCTTCGCCAAGATCAAGACTCTGTCGGCGGATCTGACCCTCGACGAAGCCCGCGCGAAGGGTTACGTCAAGGGCACCCTGAAGAAGGAAGAGTTCTTCGCGATCTCCAAGCGGACGACTGGTCCGACCACCGTCTACAAGAAGCAGAAGCTGGACCGCGATGACATCATCGACATCACGGACTTCGATGTCGTCGCCTGGCTCTGGGGCGAGATCCGGCTCATGCTGGAGGAGGAAGTTGCCCGCGCAGTCCTGATCGGCGATGGTCGGGACGTCAACGATGACGACAAGATCCAAGACCCGATGGCGATCGCCAGTGGTGACGGCGTACGTTCCATCCTCAACGATCACGACTACTACGCTCAGACGTTCTACGTGAACCTGCTGAACGCGAGTTCTTCCTACGCCGAGTTCATCGATGCGGTGATCAAGAACCGTCGCTACTACAAGGGTACCGGCATGCCGACGATGTACACCACTGAGGTGGTCATCGCCGAACTTCTGACCCTTCGCGACGCTGTAGGCCGACGGATCTACCGGACTCTCGACGAACTGGCGACCGAACTCCGTGTGTCGGCGATCGTTCCAGTCGAGGTCATGGAATCGGAGACCGATCTGCTCTGCATCCTGGTGAACCTGCAGGACTACAACATCGGTACCAACAAGGGCGGCGAGATCTCGCAGTTCGACTTCTTCGACATCGACTACAACCAGTACAAGTACCTGATGGAGACCCGTCTGTCGGGTGCTCTGACGAAGCTCAAGTCGGCTCAGATCTACAAGCAGGTTGCTGGCACTGACACTCTGGTGGTTCCGAACGCACCGACCTTCGTGTCGAGCACTGGCGTCGTCACCATCGTCGCCACCACCGGCGTGGTCTACAAGAACAAGGACACTGGAGCTACTCTGTCTACTGGTGCTCAGTCGGCTATCGCAGCCGGCGCTAGCATCACCGTGGTTGCTACTCCGGCGTCTGGTTACTACATCGCCGACAACGTCAACGACGAGTGGACGTTCACCCGCGACGACGCGTAGTTCTGGAGGTAGTACCCGATGAGATTTCATGGCGTAATCGGGTACGGAGAGTCGACTGAGACCTCTCCTGGAGTTTTCGAGGATGTTATCACAGAATTTACATATTCTGGCGATGTTGTCCGTAATACTCGAAAACTCCAGGAGGGTGATCAGGTTAACGACGATATTTCGGTTCAAAACTCCATTAGCATTGTCGCTGACGCCTACGCCAACGAACACTTCTTCGCCATTCGCTATATTGTCTGGCAGGGTGCCCGGTGGAAAGTCACGGAAGTGGAAGTCCAACGCCCCCGCCTGTTACTTAGGTTGGGGGGTGTATACAATGGGAACACGGCTTGAGTTGCAAACACTTCTTGAGACGATCACTTCTAACGTATACTTCCAACCTCCGAATGGGTTATCGATGGAGTATCCATGTATCGTATACAAACGCGACAACATGGACGTCGACTTTGCTAACGATTCTCCATACCGTTTAACTACGCGATATTTGGTGACCGTAATCGATCAGAGTCCAGATAGTACTATTGTTCCTCTGGTCGCTAGCTTGCCAATGTGTCTCTATAATAGGGGATATGCGGCAAGGAATCTCAATCATGACGTGTTCAATCTCTACTTCTGAGGAGAAGTAAACCATGACGGCTCTCACCTGGGACACCGTCGGCGAGCGGTTCTACGAGACCGGCTGCGACCACGGAGTTCTGTACCGAATCAACCCAAGTGGTGTCTACGACACTGGCTTCGCCTGGAATGGTCTGACCTCGGTTACCGAGGCACCGACTGGCGCAGAATCGACGAAGACCTACGCCGACAACATCCCCTATCTGAACCTGATCTCCATCGAGGAGTTCGAGGCTACGATCGAGGCCTACACCTACCCGGACGAGTTCGCTGAGTGCGATGGGTCGGCCCAGCCGGAGTCTGGTGTTCTCATCGGTCAGCAGCCACGCAAGTTGTTCGGTCTGTCGTACCGGACACGAGTTGGCAACGATCTCGAGGGCACTGAACTCGGCTACAAACTTCACCTGGTCTGGAACGCCTACGCTGCGCCTTCAGAGAAGGCGTACAACACGATCAACGACTCTCCCGAGGCGATCACCTTCAGCTGGGATCTTACTACTACTCCGGTTCCGATGACCGGATACAAGCCGACGGCCAGCATGACGATCGACAGTACGAAGGTCGATTCTACTGCTCTGGCCACTCTTGAATCGATGCTCTACGGCAGCGTCGGCGTCGATCCGCTGCTTCCGACCCCGGACGACGTACTGGCCATCTTCACCGGATCGGTCACTACTACAGCCATGCCGACTGCGCCGACCTACAACTCGACGACGGACATCGTCACGATCCCGACCATCACTGGCGTCATCTACTACACGGACGCCGATGGCGATCTGCCTTCCGGCGCCTACGGCCCGATCACGGCGAACGTACTGATCAAGGTCCGTCCGGACACCGGCTACAAGTTCCCGGCCGGCTCGGACGATGACTTCCTGATCGTCTTCGCCTAGTCCCTTCTCCGACAGAAAGGAGGCCAGAGATGCTTCAGATCTTTGTAACTATGTCAGAGGCTTTTGATGAGGAAACTAGTCAATTCGTTCCGCTGAAAACTTTTGTCTTGGAGATGGAGCATTCTCTGGTCTCCCTGTCAAAATGGGAGTCCCGCTACAAGAGGCCGTTCCTAAACAAAACTGATAAGACTTCTGAAGAGATTCTCTACTACATCAAGGCCATGGTTTTGACTCCGGAGGTTCCTCCAGAAGTCTTTGCACACCTGTCCAAAGACAACGTTAAGCAGATCAACGACTACATCAGTGATTCAATGACTGCTACTACATTTGTTGAGCAAGGCGTTCAGAAGATGAGTCGAGAAGGAATCACATCGGAACTTATCTACTATTGGATGATCGCACTAAACATTCCCTTCGAATGTCAGCATTGGCACCTCAATCGGCTCTTGACTCTCGTCAAGGTATGTAATCGTAAGAATTCCCCAGCGAAGAAGATGAGCCGCCGAGACATGCTTGCACAACAACGTGCGTTGAACGCACAACGCCGCGAAGCCATGGGTACAAGGGGCTGAGAGGAACCTTATGACTAGACTCGTTTGGGATGACTCCGGTTCTCGTATCTATGAAACTGGTGTTGACCGAGGAGTGTTATCAGTAAACGGAGATCCAGGAGTTGCTTGGTCTGGTCTTAGCTCGATTGTTGAGAACCTAAGAGGGGAAGAGACTAAAGCTTACTACTTGGATGGGGAGAAGTATCTACAAGTTCCTTCATACGAGGAGTTTGAAGCTACTGTCTCTGCTTTCACCTATCCAGAAGAGTTCGAAGAATGTGAAGGTACATACAGAATTCGTTATGGACTCTATCTATCTCAGCAGAAGAAGAGATCGTTCGATCTTTCCTACAGATCATTTGTTGGGAACGATTTAGATGGTCTTGACTTTGCTTATAAGATTCATATCGTCTATAACGCGATTGTTAGACCTTCAGCTAGGAGCTACACGACTGTAAACCCTAACACGAATCCTATGTTGTTCAGTTGGGATTTGACAACGTTACCGTCTAGTGTCGATGGCTACAAGAAATCGGCCCATATCGTAATAGATTCTCGACTGACTAATGAAGCTACTCTTTCTGCCATCGAGGATCTCTTATATGGGGACGAAAGCGGTAACTCAACCATACCAACGATCGAAGAAGTCATTCAAATCTACGAGGAGAATGCAATTCTTCGTGTCATAGAAGAAGACGGAGTGGCAACAATCATTGGTCCGGATGAAGCAATAGTAGCAATCGATTCGGACAGTTATTCCATCACTTGGCCTTCCGTTGTGAGTCTTAGTGCTGACGTCTATGAGATAAGTTCTCAATAAGAAGGGATTGACATGGCTACTGTCGAGGTATACACCAAGGCCTCTATGGACACTGTCTTGGCAGGGAAAGCCTCAACTGCTCATGCTTCCACGCATGCTAGCGCTGGTTCTGACCCAATCACTATATCCCAGTCACAAGTAACTGGGTTGGTCACTCTTCTTGACGCGACAATGCAAGAAGGTGATCTGTTCATCAATGTCAAAGATTACGGGGCTCTTGGTAACGGTAGTGCGGACGACTACGCAGAGATTGCTGCTGCGATTGCTGCGTGTCCTCGTGGAGGTACTGTTTTCTTCCCACCGGGGGTCTACAGAATCTCTCAAGAACTGGTTGTTCCTCCTAGAACGACTCTCCAAGGGACCCACGCTCCTAGGTGGCCTCAGTATGCCAAGGAACCAACAGGAATTTCATCGTGTATCAAACCCACGACGTCAGCGTTCGCTTCCAATGCTCTTGTGCGAATCCTCGACGAAGATGAAGGTGGATACGCCGAGCCCTACACAAGTGCAATTCGGTTGATTGACATCACTCTTGATGGCGAAGCTCTCGATGGTGCGGGCTCTAACCCCATCGATGGTATCTATGCCACGGGTGAAGTCATCGACGTTGCTCTGCATCGAGTTTGCATCCACAACATGAGTGGTGATGGTGTTCATACCGATACGAATGCTACGGGACACCCCAAGGGATGGGTATTCGATGGGTGTTATGTCCAGTCGAGTGCTGGATACGCCTACAACCATGAGAACACTGGCGCGGAGTCATTTGCCATTACAGATGCAACTTATATTGCCTGTTGGGCCGGTGCCAACGAATCGGGTGGTTGGTACTGGGCCTCAGTTCTCTCTGCGGATCTCATTTCTTGTCGATCTGAGTTCAACACGGGTCATGGTTATGAAGTGTACGGTTCTTCGCGTATGCGTTTCATCAATTGTGATACGGATCGTAACACCAAAGATGGTTGGCACCTGGAATCTCGAGGTACTGGCGTAAGATCAGTTCAACTGGTTGGATGTATCGCCAATCGCGATGGCGCTAACGACGACGTTACTCCTGCTGGCTATGCAGGTTTCAATGTTCTTGGAGCTACTGGCGGCGGTAGCAACAACCACAACCCCATCACTATGGTTGGATGTGTAGTAAACACCAACCGTAATGATGCGGGTGCAGGGATCTATAGTCCAGATTATGGTCTAAAGATCTCTTATGCTCCTCAGATTAGTGCTTCTGGATGTCATTTCAACGGTACAGTAGCAGCCACTCTGGACAATCAGAGCCAGCTCTGCTATGACAACACGACTCGCTTCAATGTTACGAACCCTTCTACGGGAACTGTAACGTTGGAACAGGCGAACTCATTGCGTGTCATTGGTGAAGCTGGAACTAACCGTGACCTTGAGATCTGGACAACCACTTCTGGGAAGCGGTGGACTGTTCGAGCCACTTCGACGGCAGAAGCTGGCAGTAACACAGGATCCAACTTCGCTGTAAGTCGTTATGATGACTCGGGCGTTGTCATCGATGTTCCTTTTACTATTGCCCGAGACACTGGCGTGGCCTCAGTAGTTCAGCCATTCAAGTTCGCTACCCTGACATCTGATCCATCACCAACGCCGAACAGCGGATCTATGTGGTACCGTTCGGATACAGGTGAGTTACGTGCAAGAATCAACGCATCTAACGGTACGATCCGCCAAGCAGTGAAAGCCACGGCTACCTTGGACTTCGGTTCGATATCTGCAGGTGCAACGGCTGAGTTGACTATCACTGCTACTGGCGCAGCCACCGGTGATCCTGTTTCGGCCGGCCCGCCTTCAAACCTCAACGCAGGTCTTATGGTTACTGTTTACGTCTCTTCGACGAACACAGTAACTGTGAGATTGCATAACACTACGGGCTCGGCAATCGATCCCGCAAGCTCTAGCTGGTCCGTGACGGTTCACAAGTAGGTCGTTTGGAGGAGTCTTATGTTTTATGTTGAATCTAAAGGCTCCTTCCAAAAAACCGAGTCTTTCCTTAAGAATGCTTTACGTAATGAGCATGTAATGAGCATTCTAAATTATGGCGGGTTGAAAGGCGTATTAGCACTACGTCTTGCGACACCGGTTGATAGTGGAAGGACTGCTGCATCATGGGACTATGAGGTTAAGAAGGTTAAGGGAGGTTATATCCTGACTTTCACCAACTCCGATATCGAAAACGGGTTCCCTGTGGCAGTAATGATTCAATACGGCTACGGAACAGGCTCCGGGGGATATGTCCAAGGTATTGATTACATAAATCCAGCTCTTAAACCCGTGTTCGATGAGATCTCTAACGAGTTGTGGAGGGTGGTGACCTCTTAATGAGCAGTATAGACGAGCGCGTTGTTTCTATGAGATTCGACAACGCCCAGTTTGAGCAAGGAATCAAGACAACGCTCGCGTCGCTGGACGCCCTCAACAAGAGCCTCAAGCTCGAAGGGGCTACCAAAGGTCTTACGGACCTAAACAATGCGGGTAAGAATGTTCAGCTGGGTCATATTTCGGACTCTCTCGATCATATAGGCAATCACTTCCATGCTATGTCGGTTGTGGCTATAACGGCCCTCGCCACAATCGCTCACAAGGCTGTAGAAGTAGGTACCTCGCTCGTCAAGTCTTTGACCATCGATCCACTCAAGTCAGGTTTCGGCGAGTATGAGACCAATCTGAACTCGATTCAGACAATCCTCGCTAACACTGGCGCAGCTTCAGTCTCACTCGAGCAGGTAACGGCAGCTCTAGATGAGTTGAACCACTACGCGGATCTTACCATCTACAGCTTCTCTGAGATGGCTCGGAACATCGGTACTTTCACCGCTGCTGGTGTGGCTCTTACACCTGCGGTATCGGCCATCAAGGGTATTGCTAATCTCGCCGCTCTATCTGGTTCGAACTCGATGCAGGCTGCGACAGCCATGTACCAGCTGTCTCAAGCTCTCTCGACCGGTACTGTGAAGCTTATCGACTGGAACTCAGTCGTTAACGCAGGTATGGGTGGTACAGTTTTCCAGCGTGCGTTGGCTGAGACTGCTGTTGTCATGGGGAAGTTGAATGCCGGTGCAGTAACTCTGTCCGGTAGCATGAAGACAGTCAAAATCGATGGTGACTCGTTCCGTAGTTCACTCGAGAAGGGCTGGCTTACTGCCGACGTTCTTACCAACACACTGGCTCAGTTTACCGGAGATCTCAAGGATGCAGAACTTGCTGCCCTTGGTTTCAGTCAAACACAGATCACTGCGATCCAGAAGCAGGCTGCCACTGCGAGAGCTGCTGCCACTGAAGTAAAGACGATGAGTCAGCTTCTTGGCGCCCTTCGTGAGTCAGCTGGCTCTGGATGGGCTCAGACTTGGCAGCTTATCTTTGGTAACTTCACGGAAGCTAAGCAGCTATGGTCTGGTGTATATTCTGTCCTAGATGGAATCATCGGAGGTTCTGCAGATGCGCGTAACCAGCTACTCAAGGACTGGAAAGAGGCCGGAGGCCGAGCAGACCTCCTTGAGGGTATCGGGAACATATTCAAGGCTTTCGCGGCTTTCGTAGAGCCCATTAGAGAAGCTTTCCGCACTATATTCCCACCAACAACTGGTCAACGCCTAGCTGAGATCTCTGAGAACTTCCGAGAATTTACAGAACAACTCATGCCGAGTAAAGAGACTCTAGAACAGATCTCTCGTATTGCGCATGGTGTGTTTGCAATTCTTGATGTTGGTTGGACCATCATATCTAAGGGTATTGGTCTGATAGCACATCTACTGGGTCTTGCCTTTGAAGGCTCCGGGGGATTTTTGGAATTTGCCGCTTCAATCGGCGATTTCCTGAGTAACCTCCGCGTTGCCATCTATGAAGGTGGAACGATCAACGAAACGTTCGAGAACCTCGGACGGATTCTTGAAGTACCGATCGACATGCTACATATCCTGGGCCGAGCGATCGCCAAGGTCTTTGGTGGTGTTGACACTGAAGCTGCAGCTCAAGGTGTATCGGACTTCATCAGTGGCATCAATGTTCTAGGCGGGATGGCTGATTTCATCGTCAACGCTTGGGACAAGGTTATATCCTTGTTTGATGAGCTCTGGAAGTCGATGGAACCCTTCGCGAACAAGATTGCGGAGTGGTCTCATGATATCAGTACAGCTGTAGGTGGACTGAACTTCGAATCCTTGCTGAACGCTATCAATACAGGCGTGTTCGCCGGATTCTTGGTTATGATCCATAACATGCTCGGCAAGAGCGGTATCTCCGGGGTAATCAACGAGTTCACAAGCGTTTTATCCTCGATGCAACACACGTTGCAAGCAGCTACCTTGATGCAAATCGCTATCGCGATTGCTGTATTGGCTGCCGCAGCATTGGTTATGTCTGAAATCGATTCTGAGAAGCTCAGCAAGGCTTTAGGTGCTTTGGCAATCATGTTCACGCAGTTGCTTCTAGCACTGGCGATCATGTCGAAGCTTCCTGATACAAATGTGATCAAACTCTACGTAACTGCAGCAGCTCTAACTGTTCTTGGCATCGCCATCAACATACTAGCTCTAGCAGTTCGTCAACTAGCTGGAATCGACGCAAAGGCCTTGCATAAGGGTCTTATCGCCACAGCGCTTCTTATCGGGGCTGTTGTTGGGGCTGCGAATCTCTTGCCAAGTGGTGCAGAACTTGTGGGTGTTGGTGTTAGTCTTCTTATCTTGTCAACCGCGATTCTAGTCTTAACTCAGTCAGTAAAGCAACTAGCAACTTTGGACTGGGAAGAACTTGCTAAAGGTTTGACAGGTGTTGCAACTCTTCTAGCTGCATTGACACTCTTCACTAGGTTTGCTCAAGCAAATGCTACCGGAGTACTTGCCGGGGCAGGGATAGTTCTTCTTGCTGCAGGAATCAAGATCCTTGCCAGCGCAGTTATGGATCTCTCGAGCGTTTCCTGGGAGAACATCGGCAAGGGCATGGCAACACTTGCGACCAGTTTGGCTTTGATTGGTGGAGCACTATATCTCATCCCACCAACTGCGCCACTTCAAGCCGCTGGTATCGCTGTTGTAGCTGCCTCGTTGCTTATCCTAGGAGAAGCAATCGAGAAGATCTCTGGCATATCTTGGGAGAACGTTGCTAAGGGCATGAGTGTCCTTAGCATCTCTCTTCTTCTTATCACAGCAGCTCTGGTCATTCTTTCGGATGTAGCACCAACTGCACTTCTGTCGGCGGGAGCAATTCTCGTTGTAGCATTCGCAGTTACGATCCTTGCCGATGCCATTGCCGAGATGTCTAAGATGTCTTGGGAAGAGATCGCTAAGGGTCTAGTTGTTCTTGCCGGTTCACTCGCAATCATCGTAATAGCTCTTAACGCTATGACAAGCGCAGTTCCTGGAGCACTTGCGCTATTCATAGTTGCTAACTCACTCTTGGTCCTCTCTGGAGTTCTCAAGATTCTAGGAAGCATGTCTTGGGGAGAGATCGTTAAGGGTCTTGTAACTCTTGCGGCAGTCTTCCTTGTTCTTGGCGTTGCAGGAGCTCTATTGACACCGGTTATCCCGACTCTCCTTGGTCTTGGAGCAGCGATTGCTCTCATCGGTCTAGGATTGGCTTTAGCTGGCGCAGGATTATTCTTGTTTGCAACAGGTCTTACAGCTCTAAGCGTTGCTGGAGCTGCTGGAGCCGCGGCCATCGTCGCTATACTAAGCGGAATCATAGGGCTTATCCCCGCGATTGTTCAACAAGTTGGTGTTGGCCTGTTGATCCTCATCGATGTGCTTATCGAGGCCGTCCCTAAGATTGTCGAACTCATCGTTAACCTGATCATACAGCTTCTAGAGGCACTTGACGATCTTCTGCCTAAGTTGGGCGAATTCATCGTTAAACTGATCCTGGTTATATTGACGATCCTCGAACAAGCCATTCCTAGGCTGGTAGAGGCTGGTCTTCATATTCTGCTTGGGATCCTTGCAGGGATTCGTAACAACATCGGCAAGGTAGTTGATACCGTTACCGAGATCATAGTTGAGTTCCTGAAGGCCATGGGCAAGAACATACCCAAGGTCGTGGATCAAGGTTTCAAGACAATTGTTGCTTTGATTCAGGGTATCTCGAAGGCAATCGACGCAAACGCTGACGCATTGGGCAAGGCAGGTGCCGATTTGGCATTCGCTCTTGTTCAAGGTGTCGTCAGAGGACTTGGCAGCTTTGGCGGTCGTATCGGCGAGAAGTTGATGAGCCTAGCTAAGAGTGCCTGGAACGCCGTTCTTGACTTCTTCGGCGTCCATTCACCCTCAACTGAAGCTATCTGGATGTCTCGGATGATTGTGGAGGGTTTGGCGATTGGTCTTGAGCGATACGCCAAACTATCTGAAGAAGCTGCTGAGCATGTTGGTGAGAGAACATTGGATGGTCTCTCTCGTTCCCTAGCAGACATATCCGAGATGGTTCATGATAACGTCGATCTTACCCCAACCATCACGCCTGTTCTTGATCTGACTGATGTGAAACGTCGTTCAGCAGAACTTTGGAACATGCTCGACACCAAGCCTATATCTGTAGATTCTTCAGTGGTTTCAGCCCAACAAGCTGAAGCTGGTGTTCAACAGAACAAGGATGATACAGATCCCGGTGACACTCCAGGTGGCGATACGTTCAACTTCGTCCAGAACAATACTTCGCCGAAGGCTCTATCAACGGCGGACATCTACAGGAATACTAAGAACCAACTGTCCGTTGCGAAGGGGGTGCTACCCACGTAATGATCACTAAGATTGAAGTACGATCGGCTCTCGGCCAGCTGCTTACATTAGAGCTAGATACGACCGATGATGGTCTGATCGTCCAAGATATCGATGGGTTAGACCCTGTTAAGGCGACTCTTGTATCGTCTTCCTTTGCACAATTGGACGGAGGACTTTACCAATCAAGTCGGAGAGAGCTTCGTAATATCGTCATGACCATAGGGCTTGAACCCGATTACAGTACTACTTCTGTCCGTGATCTTCGAAACCAGCTTTACGTCTTCTTCATGCCTAAGAGTGCAGTAAACCTTAGGTTCTTTATGGAAGACGACCTTGTTGCGTCTATCGATGGACGAGTGGAGACGTTTGATACTATCTTGTTCACCAAGGAACCTAAAGTAGTCATATCCTTGATCTGTTTCGATCCAGATTTCGTGGATCTGACTCCAGTTCAGGTGCTTGGCGATACCGTTGAAACCACTGATGAGATCACTGTTCAGTACGACGGAACGGTTCCGACAGGCATCTTGTTCAGTCTTATGGTTGACCGTACTCTTGAAGAGTTCACAATCTATCATCGTGCTGGTGACGATGTGGTGAATACTCTAGACTTCGCGGCCAATCTTGAGGCGGATGATATCCTGGTTATCAACACGGTTACGGGTAGTAAGGCTGTGTCACTAACGCGTTCATCTGTGGTAAGTTCACTGCTCTACGGTATGTCGCCTCAGTCTATCTGGATTGAGCTTCAACCCGGTGTGAACTATATTCGTGTCTTTGCAGTTGGCGCAGCCATTCCCTTCTCGATCGACTACACGACCAGGTACGGAGGCTTGTAATGGAGGTGTATATCCTTGACAGCCTCTATCGTCGTATCGCAGTAGTGGACAAGTTCGAATCGCTCATCTGGGCGGAGCGAATGCGGGCCGCCGGCGACTTCGAGTTGCATATCGTGTCATCCGCTCAGAACCGGAGCATCTTCGTTCCTGGAGTTAACCTGGCGGTCAATACCTCAACTCGAATCATGACGGTGGAAACTGTCCAAGATAGCACCGACGACGAAGGCCGACGTGTTCTTAAGATTACTGGCCCCTCTCTCGAGAACGTTCTTAGGCAGCGAATCATCGCGATGGATGATGCTGGCGAATGGGTTCCTTGGGAGAGTGATGAGGATGATCCTCGAGCCATAGCAACTGACATGTTTCATGATATCTGCGTCACAGGCATCCTTAACGCCGGCGACATCATATCCGGCGTAACAGAAGGAAGTTTCTACCCGACCGACACCATCGATGAGCCTTCTGATCTTATCGTCTATATTCCAGACATTCAAGACTTGTACACGGGATTGAAAGATCTGTGTGACGCGTATATGATGGGTTTCCGTCTTGTCCGTCATCCAGTCACCAATACGTTATATTTCGATGTCTATATGGGGAGTGACCGTACCACTGCTCAGACGGCTCTTGGTGCTGTGGTGTTCAGCCCAGACCTTGACAATCTTCGTAACACAAATCGTCTGACATCGTCAGCGTTGTTCAAGAACGTGGCTTATGTGGTCAATGACACAGACCACGAAGTTGTATATCTGGACGACGTTGATCCTGGGATCGAGGGATTCGAGCGGAGAGTTTTACTCGTTTCTTGTGATGAAGGTCTAACTTCGGAAGAGATGATCCAGAAAGGTGTGGATGAACTCGCCAAGAGTCGAATGATGACTGCGTTGGATGGACAACTAGCAACGTTGACGTCTTATATCTACGAAGTGGACTACTACCTCGGTGATCTCGTTGAGCTCCGAGACGATGATGGCACTACAAGCAACATGCAGGTAACTGAGCAAATCTTCATTCATGATAAGGAAGGAGAACGTGCATATCCGACGTTGACTATGAACACGTTCATCTTCCCTGGTTCCTGGATCGCGTGGGACTTCGCGCAGGAATGGGACGATCTTACTACCGAACATTGGGACGAACTACCGTAATGAGGGAGGTGCACTATGCCTGTTGGCGACGATGCTGCAGCAGCGGGTTATCCTTTGGTTCCTGACAACACAGAGGAAGGACGCGTTCGTTGGGGTGCTCGTGAGATCAACCGTACTCGAGATTTCGTTGCTTTGCTCAAGGCCTTGATTCCTGTAGGCAAGGCGAACTACCGTACTTCGGCTGGCATATCCTCGGGTACGGCCGACCCATCGGGTGGTAACGACGGAGACATCTACTTCAAGATTCTGACGTAGGGGGTCTCATGTCTACGTCAGGTCAAATTCTGGGCGATGCTCTGTCAGGCGAAAGAGTGTACTTCAACTGGCAACTCGCTTCACAGAACATTCCAGGTAACTATTCTTTGATCAACTGGCAGGTCGGTTGGATCTACCCAGCTTTGACCTGTCGTGGTCTTCGAGCCGGTTTCGCAAGCATTGGTGGAATCACCGTATACCAATCCTCTGGTTCTGGCGATAACGTCCACCACTTCAGTTCCTCTCATCTGACTTCTGCGGGGGATCACCCTGGATCAAATCAGTTTGCAGCAGGTCAGTTTGGCGTTGTTCATAACGCTGATGGAACTAGGAACTTTGGCGCAGCTGTATCCATGCGAGGATGGGAAGGCGGAGGACCAAACTTCCTATCCGATGGAACGGGATCTTGGGATCTTCCAACGATTCCTAGAGATCCAGGTGCTCCTAGTGCACCAGTCATATCCAACGTTGACCAGACTTCTTTAGACCTTGCCTGGACGCAGAATCCTTCTGATGGGTTACCAGTTACGGTCTACACAATCAGTTATGGGACAGCGACGGATGCGACAGGAGCTACCACAACATCAGACGTTTTAACCAAGACAATCACAGGTTTGAATCCTGGCGTGAAGTACTACTTCAAGGTCAAAGCTACTAACTCAGTCGGTACTGGGCCATATTCTTCGATCTCGAATACTACGATGGTTGCGGGGGCATATGTCTTGGATGGAACGTACAAGAAGGCCATTCCTTATGTGAAGGATGGTGGCGTTTGGAAGGTAGCCAGACCATATGGCAAGGTTCTTGGGGTCTGGCAAAAGTCAACAAACTAGTCCTCCATTGCAAAGGAGGTGAAAGGTTGTTTACCATGCAACAATGGACTCAGATTCTGTTGACTGCTTTGCTGGCAGTTATCGGGTCATCAGGTTTCTGGGCCTATTTGCAGCGTCGTGATAGTAAGAAGTCTAAAACTGATCTTCTGCTGCAGGGGCTGGCATACGATCGTATCATAGCTATGGGTATGTCGTATATCGAACGTGGTTGGATCACCAACGACGAATACAACGACTACCGAAAACTCTACGATGCCTATAAAGCACTCGGAGGGAATGGCGTAACTGAGCGAATAATGGCGGAAGTATCTAATCTTCCGCTTAAGCAACGCGCTAAGTACGCAGAAGTCATCCGTGAAGCCAAGACAAGGGGTGGAACTAATGAAGACACCGAATTCAACCACATCTCCGACGCTGCCTAGTAGTGCAGTGTACGACAAGCTCAAACTTACGGCGCAGTTGATTCTTCCTGCTTTTGCTGCGCTATATTTCGGTCTGTCTCAGATCTGGAATCTCCCCGCTGGCGCAGAAGTCAGTGGCACCGTATCTCTCATCAACGTGTTCGTCGGAGTGATCGTGGTGTGGCTCAAGTCGCTGCATAACGCTGCAGGCCCTCAGTACGATGGGTACCTGACTTGGGAAGATCATGACGAAGGCAGTGCACTACGTTTGACGAGTGTCGATCTCAAGGCGCTAGAGCAGAAGGGGGAGATCCTGATGAAGGTTACTCGCCCCGAAACACCACCAACTGGGTAGTCGCGGACTAAACATCTCCTATAATGAGACCCTAACAAAGGAGAACGTATGTTCAGAAAGCCCAAACCACCAAGCAAGTTGGAGTTGGCCATTGACGCACTACTCGATCGCGTCGCGACGGAAGAATACGACTCCGAAGAGACACCCAAGATCGTCGACCAGGTAACCAAGCTCATCAAGCTGAAGGAGACTAGCACTCCCAAGCGGCCGAGCCCTGACACCTGGATCCTCGTGGCTGGGAACCTCATCGGAATCGTGATCATCATCGGACACGAACGAGCAAACGTCATAACCAGCAAAGCACTCGGCTTTGTGATGAGGCTGAAGTAGCAGACTTTCCAGTTGTTACGGACGAGATGAAAGGGTGTGTAGCTGACAACTACATGCCCTCTCGTTTTTGATTCGCGAAGTTTTCAAACCCTATAACGAGACCCTTAGAGAAAGGAAGATCAATGCTTCAGGTAAACGCCGTCATCACCGACGAACAGAACAATCAAGTACTCGTAAACGTTACGGGAACCGAAGAAGTCGAGATCATCGTCACCAAAGCTGAAAGGCAGCAGAAGATGACCTTGACTTGGGCGGAAGCCGCAGCACTGCGAGGACTGTTGGACTTCGCCGAGGATAACTGCATCTAACTGAATCGTATCGACCCTCTAGAGCTCAAGACCAGAGTCCCTACAAGGACTTTGGTTTTCGCAAAACTTTCAGGGCATATAATGAACCCTACAGAAAGGAAGACCCATGATTCTGATTCGACGCGACTTCATTAACGAAGCCGGAGAAGAAGTCTCGATTGAAGTTATCGAAGATGTGAAAGGTGTAACGATTGCTCGTACCAGGCCGGAAGGCCAGACGGAAACGTTGTACTATCCAACTGAGATAGCTGTCTTGAGAGAACTTCTCGGACTTCTTACGCCCGCGTTCAAGACGAAAGGTTAATCCCGACTTGGTTCAAAACCAGACTCCCCTGACAAGGAGTTTGGTTTTCGTTTTCCAAAAATCCCCCGGGTGGAATTTTCAGAAAAGGTCGCAGAATTTACATGGGCCCTAATGAGACCCCCCTACTGAAGGAGAACCCCATGAAGAAGATTGACGATGCACTCGCCAAGGCCACTTCTGACGGAACCATCAACGGTAAGGCACTCGCTGTCAAGCTCGGCTTGATGGCGGCTGCTACCGCTGCTGGTGTCGTCGGAACTGTACTTGTCCAGCGCACCCTCGATCGGAAAGCGTCGGACTCTGAATAGGAGAAGCCTGAAGCCCCGTTACACGGGCTTTGGGTTTCGTTATGCCCGGAGAGGAGGATTATGGGTTGGTTAGAACTTATCGCAGCTGTCTTGATGAACGTACTTATCTTGGCAGTTACGATCTATGTGGTGCTCTATGTTCTAGTACCATTTGCGATGTTATGTGTTGTTGTCGCTAAGTACGATCTCTCTTCTAAGAAGCGACAAGAAGAGAAGGAACGCGAGAAGAATGCCGCAAATGGCTACGTAATGACGAATGAGGAGTTGGATCGGATGTATGGTGGCCCTTGGTGATCTAATTAAGCGGCTCGAGAAGCTTGTAGTAGACAATTCGCCAACCATACTCACTGCGATTGGTGTGACTGGTACTCTCACTACAGCATATTTGACCGCACAAGCTACATTCAAGGCTGCAGAACTTATCTATCTAGAAGAAGTGCGTCGGCTAGAGTTACGTAAACAAGGCGACGAGTCACCGGGTTACCTGCTTCCCAAAGACGCCGTTAAGCTTGTCTGGAAGTTGTATATCCCTTCAGCAGCTACTGCTGCAATGACGATTGCTTCCATCATCGGGTCAGATCGTATCAGTTCCCGTCGTGCAGCCGCGGTAGCTGTTGCATATTCCATCACTGAGAAGGCCTTCGCAGAGTATCGCGACAAGGTTGTCGAGAAGATCGGAGAGAAGAAGGAAGAAGCCATTCGCTCTGAGTTGGCTCAAGCACGTGTCGACAGGGATCCCGTTGGCAACGCCACAGTCATCATCGGAGAAGGACGAGTTCTGTGTTACGAAGAGTTCACCGGGCGTTTCTTCTACTCTGATATGGAGTCACTCCGGAGGGCTGAGAACGACATCAATGCGCAGGTCATCAACGACTCATATGCAGCACTGTCGGATCTGTATGACCTGCTCAGCTTGCCCCATACTTCCGAATCAAGCGAGGTCGGATGGAATCTTGACCGACTCCTCAAGCTGGAGTTCTCGCCCCTGATATCGGAAGGTCGTCCGTGCATATCTGTCGGGTTCTCTGTTAAGCCCATCCGTGGTTTCGCCCGACTCCAGTAACACCTAATCAAGAAGGAGAACGAAATGAAGTCACTGTTCAAGGCACTCAAGACCAAGAAGGTCATCATCCCTCTCGTCGCGACTCTCGTCACCACTCTGGTCGTCGTTGGCCTGGGTGTCGCAACCAAGACTCAGCTCGCGGTGGAGGACGAGACCGAAGACTGATCACTACTCATTAATCGAAACGTATACGAAGGGTAAGAGCGTGCTCAAGAAGACAATCAAGTACAAGAATCTCGACGGTGAACCGATCACCGGAGACTTCTACTTCAACATGACCAAAATGGAACTCGCTGAGATGGAGGTTCTCAAGGAGGGTGGCCTTCGTGAGCATCTCGAGCGAATCATCAAGGAGCAGGATCGTCGTCAGATTCTGATGGCCTTCAAGGATCTCATCGCGGCGACTGTCGGTCGGCGTTCGGAGGATGGTATCCGGTTCGAGAAGTCCGAGAAGATCACCAATGAGTTCATGCAGACTGACGCCTACTCCGAACTCATCCTCTCGTTCTTCACGGATCCGAAGGCCGCGGTCGAGTTCATCAGCGGAGTCATGCCGAAGGACCTTGTCGACAAGGTGGACATGACGAAGGTGATGTCACAGCCTATGGTCCTTGAGTCCGGACCGAAGGATGAACCAGGGAAGAGGGAGCTCGGCGACTACAGCTACGAGGAACTCGAAGCGATGCCCTTCGATGAGTTCTCGGATCTTGTGGGTCGTCAGAAGGGCAACGTCGACAAGGCTATCCTCATGCTGGCGATGCGGAGGGCAACTTACCGGAGGTAAGTAGATGATAGTTAAAGTTCTGATCCATTTGTTCTTGACCTGCATAACCGGCGGGTTGTGGCTTCTGGGTCTCATCATCTGGCGGATGCTTAAGTAGCGCGATGAGGGGGGACCAGCAAGACTAGAGGGTACGGGTCTCACCCATCTAGTCTATACCGGATGCTAGGTCTTCAACGACAGCCGAGAGTGCGGTACATGTGCCCGACATCGCGATAACTTATAAGTAGGTAAGGATGTATCTCGATACGGTTTTGGACATGGATACAATGCCTATATTCACTGGAACTCCTGATGAGATACGAGAGTGGGTGAGAAGGAAGAAGATTGGTCACGATAGATGGGTCTACATCGAGGATAGCGGCCAATGTGTAAGTATCAAGGAGTACCTGACTCGCACATAAAACATATCCCTTAATGAGACCTACTTTAAACAGAAGGAGACCCCCATGACCAAAACGGAAATCGCGAAAGCGTTGACCTCGTGTGTCGTCGGGTTCGCCACTTCTACTGTTGTCAAGGAGATTGTCAAGAACAACACTGACCCTGAGAAGGTTGCTGATAAGGCAGCCGTAATCATCGCCAGTTATGTCCTTGGCGCTATCGCCGCTGATGCCAGTAAGGATTGGACGGACACGAAGATCGACGAGCTCGTCGCCAAGTGGAGGAAGTTGACGTCGAAGGACGAACTAACCACTGTCTAGATCTCGAAGCCTGAGCCCCCACAAGGGCTCTGGTTTTCGCATGGAAAGAAGGATTCGTGGACGAAAGAGAGTTTCCAAGCAACAAGCGTCCCCAAGTTCGGCCGGCTAAGGCGAAAGAGACCGTTGAGAAGGTCGTCACGGGCAAGGTAGTCACTCGGCGCAAGCCTTTGACCCGCCGGTTCGCGGAGACATTCATCGCGGAAGACTCTCAGAGCGTTGGGCGCTATATTCTTCTCGAAGTACTGATTCCCGCGGCTAAGGATCTCATCTCCGACATGGTTTCACAAGCTGTGGATCGTACTCTGTTCGGCGGAGGACGGAGTGGACGAGGACGTCCGGGATATCGCCCAAGTGGTTCAACCAGTCACGTGAGTTACAACCGATACGCTTCGTCGACAACAGGTCCGCCGTGGCGTCGTGAAGAGGAACGTCCAGGCATCAGTCGATCGGCACGTCGTAACCATGACTTCGATGAAATCGTGTTGGCTACCCGCGCAGAAGCCAATGAGGTCATTGATCGGTTGTTCGACCTGATTTCGAAGTACGAGCAAGCCACTGTGTCCGATCTCTATGACCTTGTAGGGCTCGAGGCGAAGTTTACTGATGAGAAGTGGGGATGGCGTGATATGCGTGGCGTCCAAGCAGTTCGAGTGGGCGGCGGATATCTGCTGGATCTACCCAAACCGGAACAGCTCGACTAAGGCCATGCCATGGCTACGATGTCGGAGCGTGAGCTTCTGAAGAAAGCATATCCTTACCCCACATGGTGGGCAAAAGTCAACAAGATGTCCGACGCCCAGGTACATGCAATCTTCATACAAATGAGACTGAAAGGAAAGGTTGCGTAATGAACCTCAAACCACTAGCGAATGCGGTGACCAGTCGAGTCGGTCGCCAGGTACTGAAAGTTCGTAAGCACTCACCTGTTCTTCTGTTCACCGCCGGCGTTGTCGGAGTCGTCAGCGCGGCCGTCCTTGCAAGTCGGGCCACTCTGAAGCTCGACGAGATCCTGCTTGATGCTGAAGAGGATCTCGAGAAGGTTCGCCGGGCCGAACTGATGACATACTCCGACGAGATGCGTGAACGCGACAAGGTCATCATCTATGTTCGTACCGGCATGCGGATTGCTCGTGTCTATGCGCCTGCGGTCGGCGTCGGAGTGCTCTCCATCCTCGCTCTTACTGGCTCACATGTCATCCTCACCAAGCGGAACGCAGCTATGGCCGCGGCCTACGCTGTCCTCGACAGGGGGTTCCGGGAGTACCGGGCCCGAGTCGAGGAAGCTTACGGCGCTGATCGTGAGCGAGAACTTCGCTATGGTCTTGAAGAGCGAGAGATCTTCGACGATGAGACCGGGAAGGCGACGACCGTTCGGGATCTCATGACCAAGGGATCTATCTATGCTCGATTGTTCGATGAGACGAACCAGAACTGGAAGAAGGAACATCACTACAACCAGTTCTTCTTGTCTGCGCAGCAGCAGTACTGCAACGACAAGTTGCGGGCCCAGGGTCACCTGTTCCTGAACGAGGTCTACGACATGCTCGGACTGGATCGATCCAAGGAAGGCGCCATCGTCGGATGGATCTGGAACGACTGTGACGGATCCGAGAACAACTACGTCGACTTCGGCATCTTCGTCGGCAACCGAGAGATGGGCATGCGGTTTGCCAGAGGGTACGAGCGGTCGATTTGGCTCGACTTCAACGTCGACGGCATCATCTACGACAAGATTTAGGAGCTGAGATCGTGAAGAAGTTGATTATTGGCGCAGTTGGAGGACTTGTTCTTGGTCTTGGTGCCGGGTTCTTCGCGGGGTTCGAGATTACTCGTCGTAAGTTGGGGGCCGAGTACGACGAACGCCTCGAGCACGAAATCAACTCCACCAAGGCATATCTCAACGAGAAGTTTAAGAATGATGTTCTCGCTTCGGTTAACGAAGATATGCCCGAAGACCCGCAGACGGAAGAAGAGGTCGACGGCGCGAGGGGTGTTACTGATGACACCTTGCGAGGGGTGATCCGCGGTCTCAGATACGGACCAACTGTCGATGCTAAACCAGCTCTGGTATCGACCCGTAACGTCTTCCTTGGAAAGCCGAATGAGGATGACGAGGATTACGTAGAGGAGGATTCCAAGCGAACCTTGGATAGTCCTTATGTGATCGATCGTGACGAGTACATGGAAGGAGAACGTGGTTACAGTCAGGTAACTCTGACCTACTTCGCCGAGGATGACACCCTGGTCGATGAGGGTGATATGCCGGTGGAGAATCCCGATCGTGTTGTCGGGATTGTCAATCTGGATAAGTTCGGACATCGGTCAATGGACCCTCGCATCGTTTACATCAGGAACGAGAAGCTTTCAGCCGACTACGAGGTTCTCTTGCACGATGGGTCATACGGCGAGGTTGTGCACGGTCAGATCTCGCCGCCTAGAAAGAAGGCGTCTTCTAGGATTAGCAGGAAGATGCGCGAGGAGTAACAGTGGACAAGCCGCTTGATGAGCTGTACTTCATATGGCTCTACAGTCAAGTCGGCGATCCGGATATCAAGAATCCAGCCCGTACATATTGGAGGATCTTCAAACATCTCTTCACGAAGGAGTTCGTGTGGATCGTCCCTAATGATGACAATCGCATCGAAGACGGTAGGGATCTCAGATACGAGTTCGTCGGCGATCTGGCCCTGAAGAAGGTAGATCAAGACTGGATGAAGCTTGGATGCTCGATGTTTGAGCTTCTGGTCGGACTATCCCGGAGGCTTGCCTTCGAATGTGACGGTGAGCCCCGGGACTGGTTCTGGCATCTTATGGAAAACCTAGATTTTAGACAACACAATGATAGGAGTACTTTTGACATAGCTCAAGTCGATGAGATCCTCGATCGTGTAATCTGGAGAACTTATGACTACGACGGACGTGGGGGTCTCTTCCCACTTCGTCATGCTGATAGGGACCAGAGGAAGATAGAGATCTGGTACCAGTTGAACGCGTACATACTTGAGATAGGTTAGCGGGAGGAGGGTAGATGGATTTCTTTCAGATTCTTGAGAGAGAAGTCAAAGGTGGAGCTGTTGAGTTAGTTCCTGACTTCACCGTTGCTAGGTCTAGAGATCTGATGATTCGAGGCCGTTCGTTTTACGCCATCTGGGATGAGGATACGCAGCTTTGGTCCACAGATGAATATGACGTACAACGAATGGTCGACCAAGCCATCTTCCGCAGAGTAATCGAACTCGAGGGTGAAGGTAAGATTGTAAAGGCTAAGTATCTCCGATCGTTTGCGAACAACGGATGGACTCAGTTCAGAAGGTTTCTTGGCAATGTTAGTGACAACTCACATCAACTCGACGAGGAGCTGACGTTCCTAAATACGCCTACAAAGAAGGAAGATTATGTCAGCCGTCGTTTACCATATGCTCTCGCTGAAGGTGATTACAGTGCTTGGGATGAACTCGCGGGGACGCTTTACTCTCCTGAAGAGCGTGCGAAGATCGAGTGGGCTATTGGTGCTGTACTGTCTGGCGATGCCAAGAAGATCCAGAAGTTCTTGGTCTTTTACGGTGCTGCCGGAACCGGGAAGTCAACCGTCCTCAACATCATTCAAAGGCTCTTCGTGGGTTATTACGTATCCTTCGAAGCGAAAGCGCTTACGGGGAACAACAATTCGTTCGCGACGGAGGTCTTCAGATCAAACCCCCTAGTTGCGATCCAACACGACGGGGACTTGAGCAAGATTGAGGACAACTCAAAACTGAACTCCATCATATCTCACGAAGATATGACCATGAACGAAAAGTACAAACCGAGTTACACTGCTCGTATCAATGCGTTCTTGTTCATGGGAACAAACAGGCCAGTAAGAATCTCAGACGCTAAGAGTGGGATCATTAGACGTCTGATTGATGTGAGACCCACTGGTGTTAAGATCCCAATCAATCACTACAACACGTTGATGGCGAGGATTGAGTTCGAACTTGGAGCCATCGCTTACCACTGTTTAGCGGTCTATCGCTCGATGGGCAAGAACTACTACAATAGTTATCGCCCAATGGAGATGATGTTTCAAACTGATGTCTTCTTTAACTTTGTCGAGGCCCACTACGACATCTTTAGGGATCAGGATGGCATCTCACTCAAGCAAGCCTACGCTCTCTACAAGACTTACTGCGCTGAAACGGGTGTGGATTTCGTACTACCGCAGTACAAAGTCCGTGAAGAGCTTAGGAACTACTTCAAAGAGTTCTTAGAGCGAACGAATGTCGGCGGTGTTACTATACGTAGCTACTATTCTGGTTTCACTTCCGAGCACTTCAAGACACCTGTTGCTGATAGCACTAACGTTTTTAGTCTTGTTCTTGAGGAAACTACTTCTTTACTTGATCTGGAGCTGGCGGATCAACCAGCACAATACGCGAAGGAAGATGGAACCCCGGAACAATATTGGACCGACGAAGAACGTGTAATCAACGGAATCTTTAGAAAACCGAAATCGTGGCAGGTAGTTAAAACGACTCTCAGTGAGTTGAATACCTCTAAAGTACATTACGTACGAGTCCCAGAGAACCACATCGTTATCGATTTCGACATAAGGGACGAAGATGGTAACAAATCTCTTGAACGAAATCTTGCAGCGGCTAGTGAATGGCCGCCCACTTATGGGGAGCTTAGTAAGAGCGGACAAGGAGTACACCTCCATTACCATTACACTGATGAAGCAACCCTCGACCAATTGGCACCTTCTTACGGTGACGGGATCGAGGTCAAATCCTTCAGGGGTAATTCCTCACTCCGCCGAGCTCTTAGTAGATGTAACTCCGTACCTATAGCCGAAATCAATGGCGGTCTGCCGCTGAAGGAGAAGAAGGTGCTTCAAGCCGATACGATTCACAGCGAGAAGGGCCTGCGTGAACTCATCAAGCGGAACCTGCGTAAGGAGATTCACCCGGGAACTAAGCCTTCAATCGACTTCATTGCGCATATCCTGAACGAAGCCTACGAGTCAGGACTTGTTTATGATTTAACTGACATGCGTAATCGGATTATGGCATTCGCTAACAATAGCAGTAATCAACCGTTGGCGTGCCTCAAAGTTGTCCAGAAGATGCACTTCAAATCTGAAGACGTTGAACTTTGTCTCGGAGATGGATCGACCGCTGTTGTTACGTCTGAGGTCAAGGACGAGCGTCTAGTCTTCTACGACGTAGAGGTTTACCCAAACCTCTTCGTGGTCTGCTGGAAGTACCGAGGTGTAGACAACGTCGTTAAGATGATCAACCCAACTCCTCAGGAGATAGAGGGGTTGTTCCTTCTTAAACTGGTTGGCTTCAATAATCGTCGGTATGACAACCACATGATATGGGCGCGTTTCATGGGGTATGACAACGAGCAACTATACAAGCTTAGCCAGAAGATCATCGAAGGTAATGTTGGTTCCATGTTCGGCGAGGCATACAACCTGTCTTACGCAGACGTGTATGACTTCAGTTCGGTCAAGAAGGGACTGAAGAAATTCCAGATCGACTTGGGTATTCATCATGTCGAGATAGATCTGCCGTGGGATCAACCCGTACCTACAAACCGGATCAAAGATGTCGTCGACTACTGCTGTAACGATGTCATATCGCTAGAAGCCGTGTTCGATTCGAGGGAACAGGACTTCATTGCGAGGCAAATCCTTGCAGAACTTAGTGGACTTACTGTCAACGACACCACACAGAAGCACACCGCTGCAATCGTGTTCGGTGGAGATCGCAACCCACAACGCAGCTTCGTCTATACTGATCTCAGTAAGGAGTTCCCAGGTTATGCCTATGATCGCGGTAAGAGTACATATCGCGGGGAAGATGTGGGCGAAGGAGGTTATGTCTACGCCGAGCCTGGCATGTATACGGATGTCGCCGTTCTGGACGTCGCTTCCATGCACCCGACGTCGATCAAAGTCCTTAACCTATTCGGTGAGTACACGTCAAGGTTCGCAGAGCTAACGACGGCTCGAATCGCCATCAAGAGGAAGGACTTCGGTGCTGCACGAAAGGCCATGGGTGGTAAGCTCGCCCCCTTCCTTAAGGATGAGTCACAGGCAAAGGCTCTTAGTGACGCTCTTAAGATCATTATCAACATTGTCTATGGTCTTACTAGCGCAAAGTTCGACAACCCCTTCCGAGACAACCGAAACAAAGACAACATCGTAGCCAAGCGTGGTGCACTCTTCATGATCGATCTCAAACACTACATCAAAGAAATGGGGTTTGATGTAGTTCACATCAAAACTGACTCGGTGAAGATCCCAAACGCTACACCAGAGATCATCGACGCAGTTAAAGTGTTCGGTCAGAAGTACGGTTATGAGTTTGAACACGAGGTTACGTACGACCAGCTCTGTCTCGTGAATGATGCTGTCTACATCGCTCGAGAAGATGAGTGTCTAGTGCCGAAGTGGACCGCAGTAGGTGCACAGTTCCAGCACCCATACGTCTTCAAGACACTCTTCACTAAAGAAGAAGTTACCTTCGACGACTTGTGTGAAGCGAAATCCGTCTCTCAAGGAGCCATGTACTTGGACTTCGAGGCTGACCGGCCAATGGTTCTTGTGGAAGGGATGCAGTTCGTCGGTCGTACAGGTCTGTTCGTGCCCGTCAAAACCAAGGGTGGTGTTCTCTATCGTGTGAAGGACGGCAAGCATTACGCCGTCACTGGAACGAAGGGCTACCGTTGGATCGAGGCGGAGCATGCTAGGAACATGTCTACGGAAGATGTGGACATGTCATACTTTGAACATCTAGCAGAGGAGGCTTACAAGGCTATCGACTACTGGGGCCCATTCGCTACGTTTGTTGGCGGGAGGATAGATGCCACATGATGCAATCCTGAGGAAGATCTTCATGTTACTCAGGATAGAACTCGGTCGTAACCCATCCGTATCAGAAGTCATGGAACGAATCAAAGAGAGGAACGCCAATGGCTAAGCCCGATCCCGACAAGACCGCCGAACACAAGCAAACCCACAAGACTCGTATCGACAAGCTTCGCGATGCTGCAAAGCAGATCAAGACCGACAGGGACAAGTACGACAAGAAGAATCCGTAACATCTGGAGGTTATAATGGATCAAGAATTAGAACAGCCAAAGCCTGATCCTCTCGTTTACCCTCTCGGTTTCTCCAACACCCCATTCGAATGGCTTGATGGGATGACTCCAAATCAACACGTTGACAAGTTCGGACGTGAAGTCACCATACAAGCCATTCAGAACTACGAGGAGGAGTGCAGGAGGGTCACAGCAAAAGAATCTAAGATGAAGGGAGTGATTCCAGAACTCTATCTTAAAGAAATCGTGAATGTTCCTTTGGTGGTTTATATCGATGCCGAAGGAAATATGACCGATGCTTCCGATAAGCGAGAAGGCGTTACTCGTCATATCGTCGGCGAAGCAGTTGTTAACGGAAACGAAGTATCCATGACCTTGGCCGACCGTGTCGCCGATGAGGTATTGGATAGCCTATTGGCTTACCCATCAAACGCTTCGTTCGGTTTATCTATCTCGGATGAACCTAACCCGTACCGTTTCAACCCGACACCAAACGATGCTGAGCTGATAGCCAAGTGGAAAGCGAAGGAAAATGGCTAGCGAATCAGAACGCCTACGCCAGGCTATCGCTGCTCATACCTCAGCCACCCAAGGTCTCTCTAAAGTACTGGCAGCTCTTCGAGAGAGTATTCTCGACTTCCATCGGGAATGGCGAGAGATGAACCAAACTAATCAGAACACCACATCTTCGGAAGAAGGTACTGATGGCAAACGGTGAGCACATTACTTTCGACGACGCCCGACTTCTCTTCAAGAACTTCGCCGGCAAGGAGACGAAGTTCAACCGTGAGGGTGATCGCAACTTCTGTGTGGTCATCCCGAAAGACGACATCGTCGAGCAGCTCCTCGAGGACGGATGGAACGTCAAGACTCTGGCTCCTCGTGAAGAGGGCGACGATCCACTTCACTACATGAAGGTCTCGGTGAGCTACAAGGGGCGGCCGCCGAAGATCGTCATCATCACTTCCCGTGGCCGGACCGACATCGATCAGGATCTCGTGTCCATGCTGGACTTCGCGGACATGGCGAAGGTCGATCTGATCGTTCGTCCTTACCACTGGACCGTCAAGGGTGACAGTGGCGTGTCTGCTTACCTCAAGACCATGTTCGTCACCATTCGTGAGGACGAGCTCGAACTGCGTTACGCCGACGTCCCAGAGATCGCCTACCCGAGGACATTGGCCATCGAGTCTGGCAACTTCGTTGACGGGGAGGTCATCGACTGATGCGGGGTTGGATACATCTTTACAGCGGTATTAACGTGATGCCGAGCTTCCCTGTCCTGATCTCTACTTGCGGTCATCCCATCGTTCCACGCAAGGGCGATGCCGTATTCGATGGAGAACGTCGATACATAGTCGACGATGTGGTTTGGGATCTAGTAGCTCAAACCGTAACTGTTAGTGCTCAGGCAGAAAGGATGAATGAGTGAACAAACTGTGGTTCATATATCCCTTGCGGATGCTTCGTCTCGTTCAGGGGTATTGTCCACTTTGCAACTCATCTCCGCCAGATAAACGTTGCCCGGTGTGTAATGGTTCTTACATCTACGGAGCCGGGATGAGTGAGTTCAGACGTGCTACATGGTTACGGAGATTCGAAGAATGGCACCGAGGAGGTAAAACTGATGGTTAACTGGGCGTGGGTCATCACGTCCGGCCTTTTGTGTGGGACAGTTGGACTGACACTCGGGTTCTTCGTTTCCATGCACTTCGTCGGCAAGGTGGTCAGAGAAGCTAACGCCGTGAAAGCCAAGAACACCACCACAACTATCCAGAAAGCAGAGAGATGAGCCTCAACATCCAGCGCTACACTCATGTGCCCTTGTATGTGGAAGCCGTTCAGGTGACAGCTGACAACATGGCCAAAGTCGCTGAGTGGGTCGGCGGAACTATCCAGATGGATTCCGAGAACCAGCAGTACATCAAGATCGCCACCATCCGGCCTCTGCGCGATCGTCAGACGCAAGCCTATGTCGGCGACTGGGCCCTGAAGACTGACGTCGGCCTGAAGGTGTACACGAACAAGGCCTTCGGTCGAGGGTTCATGGCTGCTCCCCTGGAGTCTGCGAAGGTATAACTCTTGAAGGTTAGGTAGAGAAACGGGGCTCTACCTTTCCTTGAGGAGTTAGGAGGTGAGAACGATGAAGGGGCGCTAAAGACGCCGTTAGGTAGGGGAACTCCACGGGCCCCTACCTTCTTGGGGTGGTGGCCTATTGGCAAGGGCACGGTCGTGGCCACGTAAAGAAGATCAACCGAGAACTGGGTTCGATTCCCAGCCACCCCGCTTCGCAAACTAAACATTCCCTATAATGACCGATGGACCCATGCTATTGTAATCACCAAACCATCCTTAATGCTGTCGAGTAACACAGATCGCAGGATGGTGCGGCAAGATCTTAGCGTCCGAGTCCCGGAAGATGAGATGGACGTGCATGCCATCTCATTTTGCTCCTCGCAGGTTCTACATGTTGCATAATGAGGTAAACCTCGAAGGAAGCAGAAGACTGTGACCTAACGAGAGAGCCTCGAAAGGGTAAGACTCCGTATGTAAGCTGCGGAGTCTTACTCTTTATCTTTGCAAACCCTATCGTTTTTAGTCGCATTCTAACCATACTGTCTAATGAGACCCTACTACACAAGGAGATTGAGTGATTACCAAAGAAACTGCGAAGAAGATTGCTTTGGGCGCTACTGTCGGATTTGTTGTCGGAGCCACAGTTACCATCATCGCTACTGATAAACTGAGCTTCGTCCTCAAAGAAGCCAAGTGGACCCCGCAAGGCGATATGCTTCTGTACTTCTATGGTCGTAAACACCACATGATCATCCCCAAACCGTAGAGTCAATAGCCGAAACCCCTTCAACAAGGGTTTTGGTTATCGCAAACTATACGCATCCTTTAATGAAACCCCAATGAAAGGAGCCATCATGGATAAGGCATGGTACATGGCACTAGCTACAAACGGAAACGTCGTCTTCCTGCTGATAGCAGTAGCCGTGGCCACACCCACATTCATCGTGCGCCGAGTAATCAGGAGGTTCAATCCCGACAAGGACTAATGTAGAAGAATAGACTGCTCGTAACTGACGGTCTATTCTTTCGCAAAAGTTACAAAGGCTCTAATGAGACCCCCATCTACCGAAAGGAAGAGCTATGTCGACCGAAGGAATCGTCGTCGGCGCCATTGTTGGCGTTGCCGTTGGAGCTTTCTCAGCCGTCGTTGCTAATGGTGCAATCCGTGAACTACTCGATAAGTCCCACAAGGAAGAACTCGAGGAGACTCGGCACGCAGCATTCAACGAAGGTTGGGGAGCCGCCAGCACTAACGCGAACAATGTCCGACAGTCCTACGTTCGTCTGTTCCCCGAACCGGAAGAGTCAAAGGGTACAACCCTCAAAGCTGGCCGCAAGGCTGCCTAGAAGGCTCTAGGGCCCCTTAAACAAGGGCTCTAGAGTTTCGCAGAACCCCCACGTCCTCTAATGAGACCCCCTAAAGAAGGAGAAGCTATGCTAAGTGTGGACGAGATGAAGAGCATCTTGGACAGTCTTTACAAGAAGCAAGCGGACCGACTTGTCGCGTCGAATGAGCCACTGGAACAGTTTCTCAATCGACCTGATGAGGCGGCCGTGACCTTCGAGATCGATTGTTACGAAGCCCTAATCGAAGACGCAGCAAAAGCCCGATCCTGAAAGGAGTCACCAGGGCCCCCTAGACAAGGGCTCTGGTTTTAGTTTCGCATGGAAAGCACGCCCTATAATGAATACTAACGAAGGGACACTCACCATGTCTGATCAAGTACTACAACACGCCCATGTTATCGGCCTAGTTATCTTAGGCGGAATTGGTGGTGCATGTATCGTTCTACTGTTCAGGAAATTTGGACCACGTTAGTAAGGCCCGAGCCCCTTAAACAAGGGCTCTGGTTTTCTTGGAAGGAGAGAGAGTTGACCATTGAAGATTCGCCTCGTTGGGAGCGGTATTGTGTGGACTCGGGTCGGCCGGTATACATGGTAGGCGGAGACAGATGTATGAAACATGGGGACCAGTCCACTCCTTGTTTCACGTCTATCCGCATCGCAAAGTGCACACACCCAAATTTTTCACCAAATCATCCAACACCGCACTGTGCTGAGTGTGGACGAGAATTGGAGGAATGATGACCCCGATCTACGACCAGCTGCTATGGGAGTACGTCGATCGAGAGGACACCACCTTTGAAACGTATCATGGTACCACTGAAACGAAGAATGTGCTTCCTGGACTATGCACAAGGACTGAGATACGCCATACGATCTCGATTCGACAAAAGGAGGTCGCATCTTGCTCCAGACATATCTCTATCCCCATCAGCAAGACGCCCTTACCAGACTTGGAAACGGCAAGATCCTCTGGGGAGGGGTCGGCACCGGTAAGTCCCGAGTCGCCGCGGCCTACTACATCCAGAAAGAAGCCCCCCGCCAAGTCATCGTCATCACGACGGCCAAGAAGCGAGACTCCCTCGAGTGGGAAGGGGAGTTCGTCAAGTACGGGGTCGGCAAGACGGAAGAAGCCACCACCCAAGGCGTTCTCACAGTCGACTCCTGGAACAACATCGCCAAGTACCAGAACCTCTACGGAGCCTTCTTCATCTTCGACGAGCAGCGACTTGTCGGCTCCGGCAAATGGGTCAAGTCGTTCATCAGGATCTCTCGGCGTAACCATTGGATCCTACTTAGCGCTACTCCTGGTGACACGTGGCTTGATTACATACCGGTCTTCATAGCCAACGGGTTCTTCGACAACCAGACCCACTTCAAGCGTGAGCATGTGATCTACAAGACGTACAGCAAGTTTCCCAAGGTTGACCGGTATGTTGGCCTTGGGAAGCTGCTGCGTTTGAGGAACAGTATCTTGGTAGAGATGCCCTATCTTAGACAGACGGTCAGGCATTGTAAGGACGTGATCGTCGACTATGATCAAGAACTATACAATAGGGTGGTGAAACGTAAGTGGCACGTCTATGCGAATCGACCACTGAAGAACGTTCCGGAACTATTCCTTGTGATGAGGAAGGTTGTAAACTCCGACTCCTCGCGGGTTGGCTGGGTACGTCAGTTGCTCAACAAGCATTCGAGACTCATTGTGTTCTACAACTTCGACTACGAGCTGGACTTGCTGAGGAGCCTGGCATCTCAGTTGAGCCCCTCGGAGAACCACAAGACTACCGAGTTGTTAGTTCCTTCGAACTTGAGCGATACAAAACCGATCATGAACCTGAGTTCCCCGAGCGACGAGATCTTACAGAAGAAATCGAATGGTATAAAGATCGACGTCGCCGAATGGAACGGCCACAAACACGAACCGATCCCCCGGAATGATTGCTGGCTTTACTTAGTGCAGTATTCGGCTGGGGCAGAGGGGTGGAACTGCGTCACTACTAATGCGATGTGCTTCTACTCCTTGCCCTATTCATACAAGCTTTGGCATCAAGCACATGGTCGAATTGATCGATTGAATACCCCTTACATCGACTTGTATTACTACTCTCTTCTAACAAACTCGGACATCGATCGGGCTATCAAGCGATCTCTCGATGCTAAGAAGAGCTTCAATGAATCTGTATATCGTAGGGCAAGATAGTGCAATACAGGACATAGGAGTGACGAAAGGGTATGAACTAGGACATAGGAGTGACGAAAGGGTATGAACTAGGACATAGGAGTGACGAAAGGGTATGAACTAGGACATAGGAGTGACGAAAGGGTATGAACTAGGGTGAAACGACACTGTTTTGAGTGGATTTTGGCCTTGGGAGGATAAGAATCTGCCAAAAACCAAGAATTCTTGCCAAAAACTTTTCTATAATGTTATATACTCTACGCGCGCGAGTAAAGGTAGTAGTAAGTAACATATAAAAAGTTTTTTTCTGCAAAATTTTTGGTTTTTGGCAGAATCGGACAAAACGACACCCGCACAAGTTCTAGACGATGTCGCGTAAAAAACGTGGACTATAATAGAAGGGAGTAGATCAAGCAAATTGCATACCCTCTTAATTTCGGCAGGAGTACATCATGCTAGAGAGCAAGTACCAAGCTCAACTGATCAAAACTCTTCGTCGCCTATTCCCAGGGTGCGTCATCTTGAAGAACGATTCGGACTACATGCAAGGAATCCCAGATTTAGTCATCTTCTTCGGTGGACGTTGGGCCTTCCTCGAGGTTAAGGCTTCCGAGTATGCGCCAAGTCAATCTAATCAAGAGTACTGGGTGAACTATCTAAACGACATGTGGTTCGCAGCATTCATCTACCCTGAGAATGAAGCGGAGATCTTAGATGCTCTTCAACAAGCACTCGAATCTGTTAGGAACCCATGCGTTTCTTAGTGCCAGCAACTATCATTGGATCAACTACGACGAGGAGAAGCTCGATCGTACGTACCTAGCCTCCATGGCAGCTAAACGTGGTAGAGAACTTCATGAGTTCGCCAAGGAAGCAATCCGTTTGGGAATCAAACTCCCCGCAGCTAAGAGGACTTTGAATCTTTACGTCAATGATGCTATCGGCTATCGAATGACAGCTGAACAGGTTCTCTACTTTTCGCCAAATTGTTATGGTACAGCCGACACCATCGGCTTTCGTCATAATAAGTTGCGGATTCATGACTTGAAGACCGGAGTGACTGAGGCTTCCGTTCATCAACTAGAAGTGTATGCAGCACTCTTCTGTCTGGAGTATCGCGTGAAACCTACCGCAATCCAGATAGAGTTGCGCATCTATCAACAAGATGAGATCAAGATCTACGATGGTGATCCGGATGTGATAACGCACATCATTGACCGGATCGTTACATTCGACAAGCGGATCAACGCGATGCGACAGGAGGTTGTCTCATGATCCTTGAAGAGGGCGAGTATCTCGCGCACTACGGTATTCTGCGACGCTCTGGTCGCTATCCGTGGGGATCGGGCGGTAACGTCACTACCAGAAGTCGAAGCTTCTTGGATCACGTCCGAGAACTTAGGAACCAAGGTTTGAGTGATGCGACTATCGCATCAGGCTTTGGGATGACTACGACAGAACTTCGTGCTGCCAACTCCATCGCAAGAAATGAGAGCAAGCAGGCAGATATAGCTCAGGCTCAGCGTTTGAAAGATAAGGGATGGTCGAACATCGCTATCGGTAAACGTATGGGCAGAAACGAATCGTATGTTCGTGGTCTCTTGGCTCCAGGTCAGAAGGACAAGGCTGATATCCTAGTCGCCACGTCTAACAAGCTGAAGAGTGATGTTGATACTCATGGTTTCATTGACGTAGGTGTCGGTGTCGAGAGACACATGGGCGTTAGTCGCACTCGTCTGGACACAGCTATCGCTCGCTTGAAAGAGCAAGGCTATGAAGTACACTCAGTCCAGATCGATCAGTTAGGTACTACAGGCAAAACTACAGTGAAGGTGCTAGCGCCTCCTGGTACTACATACCGCGACATCGTTACAAACAAGAGTGCGATTCATTCGATTGCTGGTTACTCAACCGATGGTGGTCGTTCTTACGAAGTCTTTCATCCTCCACTCTCTATTAGCTCGAAGCGTTTGGATATTAAGTACGCTGAAGATGGTGGAACCTCAGCCGATGGCGTGATCTACGTTCGTCGTGGTGTGAAGGATGTATCTCTTGGTGGGGCTAACTATGCTCAGGTTCGTATCGTTATCGATGGTACGCACTACATCAAGGGTATGGCGATGTACAAGGATGACTTGCCTCCAGGAGTTGACCTTCAGTTCAACACTAACAAGTCGAGTACTGGCCATAAGCTTGATGCTTTGAAAGAACTGAAGAAGGATAGAGAAACTGGAGAGATTGATCCTGATCTTCCCTTTGGTTCTGTCATTCGACGTCAAGTCTTGGAAACTGATAGTAATGGTCATAAGAAGGTAACCTCTGCTATGAACTTGGTGAATGAGCAAGGAACATGGGACACTTGGTCTCGTAGCCTTTCTTCACAGGTTCTTTCTAAGCAGAGTCCAACCTTAGCAAGAGAACAACTTCGAATGGTGATTGATCGGAAGCAACACGAACTGGATGAGATTCTTTCACTTACTAATCCGGCCGTGCGTAAGAAGCTTCTCGAGGAGTTTGCTGATGAAGCCGACTCAGCCTCTGTACATCTAAAGGCTGCCGCCCTTCCAAGACAAGCCAGTCATGTGATTCTTCCTGTAAACTCCTTGAAGGATAGTGAAGTCTTTGCTCCAGGGTATCGTAACGGAGAGAGAGTCGTTCTGATTCGTCATCCACATGGTGGTAAGTTTGAGATTCCTGAGCTTACTGTTAACAACCGTAACGCTGAAGCTAAGCGTCTTATCGGCAGTGATGCACAGGATGCAGTAGGTATCAATCATAAGGTAGCACAACGTTTGTCTGGTGCTGACTTCGATGGCGATGCCGTCCTAGTCATCCCCAATACAGGTGGGAAGATCAAGACATCTCCTGCTCTAGAGGGATTGAAGAACTTTGACCCCATCTCTTCTTACCCTGGCTATCCTGGTATGTCGAAGATGACAGCCCAGAAGAAAGGGTTTGAGATGGGAGATGTCTCTAACCTGATTACAGACATGACCATCCAAGGTGCTCACAATAATGAGATTGCCCGTGCTGTTCGTCACTCCATGGTTGTCATCGATGCTGAGAAGCATGGACTCAACTACAAACAATCGGCTATTGACAACGGCATCGCACAATTGAAACAGAAGTACCAAGGTAAGGCGGATGCGGGTGCAAGAACTCTAATCTCGAGAGCTAAATCTCGTATAGACGTTCCTGCTAGGAAGCCTAGGTCTGCAGCTAAGGGTGGACCAATAGACAAGGCTACTGGAAAGAGAGTCTTCGAGCCTACTGGCGAACAATTTGTTGGACGTAACGGCAAGATAGTAGTAGTTAAGACTCGGTCTAAGCAATTGGCTGAAGTTGACGATGCTCATACCTTGTCGTCGGGTACTAAGATAGAAACCATCTACGCTGATCATTCCAACAAACTTAAGTCCATGGCTAACCAAGCAAGGCGTGAGATGGTTGCTACTGGTAACACTAAGTGGTCACCAACTGCTAAAGCCGCCTACTCGAAACAAGTAGACTCCCTTAGAGCTAAGCTAAACATTGCTTTGAGGAACGCCCCCGTTGAAAGACACGCCCAGCTCATAGCAAACACCACCGTCGCAATTAAACGGGCAGCAAACCCCGACATGGATCAAGCCGACGTCAAGAAACTTAAATCAAAAGCTCTAAACGATGCTCGTGCAAGAACCGGGGCTGGTAAACATCGAATTCACATCACCGATGCAGAATGGGATGCCATTCAAGCCGGTGCCATAAGTAACAATGAACTAAGTAAGATCTTGTCTAATGCAGACGCTGATCGTGTTCGAGCCCTCGCCACTCCTAGAAGTAAGGTTCTTATGACCTCTGCTAAGACCGCCCGTGCCAAGAGAATGCTTGCTTCTGGATACACCCAGGCAGAGGTGGCCGATGCACTAGGAGTTTCTCTAACAACACTCAAGGAGGGTGTTAAGTAGGAAGGAGGATCATGAAGGAACTAATGGTAACTACTATCGACAATCCTTATGATCCTTTTACACAATGGGAGGAATGGGATTCGTTTGACAGAACCTCCGGCTACTTTACATCCGGCCTCCTTGCAAGAGTTGTCAAAAGTTCTGGCGACCTCTCCGATGCCGACCAACGTCAAGCAATCAATGATGCAGTAGATGAGATCGTAGATCTGAACGTCCTTGGGATCTATAGGCGGGTATCCAGGGATGTAGAAGAAGGGTAGGGGGGAGGGTCGCTTCAAATGACCCCCCTCTTGCAT